TGCCAATAGTAGAATACAAAAATATTTAAGACAAAGATGGTATTAGTAAACCAGGCTATATTTGTGCAGGAAACAAACATACTTGTCAAGATGATCATTCAATGATTGGATGGGTTCTTACTAATCCAAAATATTGGGTTCCATCTGGATTAAAGCGTTTGTCTAAAGAAGAGTTTGTTGAAAGATGTAAGAAAAAATGTGATTATTGGGAAGGCATTACAGATGAAGAGAAAGAATCTATAATTGCAGATCGTGGTGAGGATTATTGGGAACAAAGATACGATACCTTGACTCGCGACTGGACACAAATGTACGGAGAATAAATGGCAGTTCCATCCTCAAGATCAACATTCAAAGAGTTTTGCCTGCGCAGACTAGGTAAGCCTGTCATTGAGATCAATGTAGATGATGATCAAGTGGAAGATCGCATTGATGAGGCATTGCAGTTTTATTGGGACTATCATTTTGATGGCACCGAGCGCTTGTTCTATAAGCATGTAGTTACTGCTTCAGATAAAACTAACGGATACATTACTATCCCAGATAACATCATTGGCGTATTCAATTTATTTGATGTCGGTGATGCTGTCAACACAAATAATCTTTTCAACATCAGATATCAGTTAGCACTCAATGATCTCTACACATTGACATCACAGTCAATGGTACCATATTATATGGCTATGCAGCATATTCAGTTGTTGGAGGAACTTCTCGTTGGTAAACAACCTCTAAGATATAACAGACACACTAACCAACTTCATATTGATATGGATTGGGATAAGTTTGCAGACGGTGATTATCTTATTGCAGAAGCATATCAAGTTGTAGATCCTGATACATATGCAGATGTTTGGAAGAGTAACTGGTTGCAGAAATACACTACAGCTCTTATCAAGAGACAGTGGGGATCAAACCTCATTAAGTTTGAAGGAATGCAGCTACCAGGTGGTGTTACTTTCAATGGTATGAAAATTTATGATGATGCCAACGCAGAGATAGAAAGATATGAACAGGAAGTAATCACAAACTACGGTGGTGTAGTTATGGATATGATTGGATAGAAATGTGGCAACAAACTTCTATTTCAATAACTTCACAAATAGCCAAGAACAGATCCTCATTGAAGACCTGGTAACAGAGTCTATCAAGATCTACGGTCACGATGTATACTATTGTCCCAAGACATTAGTTGCACGAGATTCTTTGTACAATCAAGATGATCTTACAAAGTACGATGATGCTTATCTTGTTGAAATGTACATTAAGAATGTTGAAGGGTTTGAAGGTGAAGGAGATCTGTTCCAGAGATTTGGTGTTGAAATAAGAGACCAGATTACTTTTGTAATATCACAAAGAGTTTTTGATACAGAGATATCAACAGGCACATCACTATTAAGACCAAACGAAGGAGACATTGTTTTCCTTCCTCTTAACAACAAACCATTTCAAATTAAGTTTGTAGAACACGAAGCTGTATTTTATCAGATGGGTGCTTTGCAAACTTACGAGTTGACGTGTGAGTTGTTTGAGTATAGCGGTGAAAGATTCAATACTGGTATCACTGCTATCGATAATATAGAAAACCTCAATGCTCCGTCTACACAGATCTATGTTCAGAGTGTAACAGGTAACTATGTAATTGATGAAACTGTATATGTAACACTTCCATTGATTGCAGGTGAGCAGATCACAGCTAACCTTACACCTTCTATTTCATCTGGTCAAGTTTCCATTGCTATTGCTAATAGTGGTCTTGGTTATACATCTAACACATTGATCACAGTGTCAGAACCTGATACAGAAGAAGCTAATTTATCTTTTAATTTTATTGGAGGTTCATTAGACAGTGTTGATGTTAATCATGGTGGGGGATATTACTCTTCTGTTCCAACAATAACTATTCCTGTACCTAATGCAAATTCAGATCAGGCAACTGCTAATTCTTATGTTACTGACGGCGTAGTAACTGAAATACAAGTAATTGATCAAGGTCAGTTTTATATTAGCCCACCTGGTGCAACGGTTACAGTAGCTTTACCTCCCGATGGTAATACATCAAACAGAGCTACAGCTACAGCAACTATTGCAAATGGCAGAGTTACAAGTATCTCTGTCACATCTGGTGGGGATGGATATTACGAAGGAGCTCCAGATGTTACAATTAGTGCTCCTAACTCTACATCAGCTTCGTTCCAGGCTTCAGCAACTGCAGTTTTAACTGATGGTGTAGTTACAAGTGTAACAATAAATGATGGTGGTGAATTTTACGATGGAACAGAGGAAATAACTGTTGATGCTCCTACTGCTGGAACAGCAAGAGCTAGAATGGATGTAAATGCTAATGGTTCAGTATCAACTGTTACTATTCTTGATGCTGGTAATGGTTATAGATCTGTTCCTTCTCTAACTATTCCAGATCCAGCTAATAATGTAGTAAAAGCTACTGTGGCTAAAATAACAGCAAATACATCTGAGTCTGGTTCTTATACACTTGAGCTTAACAATCTTGCAGCAAATACAAACACTCTTCAGTTCTCTAATGGTCAGATTCTAATAGGTGCAACATCTGGTGCATCTGGAACAATCCTGGATGGTAATCAGACAGAAGAGACCTTTGATGAGGAAGCACAAAACGAATTCTTTGAATCTGAAGGAGATAATATCTTAGACTTTACAGATAGAGATCCTTTCAGTGAGGGAGGTACCTTCTAATGTTTGGACATACCTTCTACCATGAAACACTAAGAAAATACATCATACTTTTTGGTACGTTGTTTAATGACATTTATATACAACGCAATGATAACAGTGGTACAAATATTCAGACGTTTAAGATTCCAATCTCATATGCTCCAAGAGACAAAATTCTATCACGTTTAGATACAGATCCTGGGCTCAACAGACAAACAGCTATTACATTGCCAAGATTGTCTTTTGAAATGTCAGCAATGAACTATGATCCAGACCGTAAGCTGAATACAATTCAAAAGAATGTTGCATTAATTAAAAGATCAGATGGTAACGAAAACGCTGAAGAGAAATCAAATTTAAAGTCAGTATACAATCCTGTTCCATACACTATGAATTTTAGTTTATACATCTATGTTAAGAATGCTGAAGATGGTACAAAGATCATGGAACAAATTCTTCCGTTCTTTACACCAGATTGGACAGCTACTGTAAATCTCTTACCAGAGATGAACATGACGTATGATATTCCAACAATACTAAACAGTGTATCTACAGAAGATATATATGAAGGGGACTTCATTACTAGAAGAGCCCTTATTCATACTTTAGAATTTACAATGAAAGGATATGTGTTTGGCCCTGTATCAAAAAGTGGTGTTGTTACTCTCGCTAATACTAATTTCTTTATTGACGAACGAGCAGACACCACAGGTTCTTCTACAACTGTTGTTGAATCAATAGATACTAAGCCAGGTCTATTAGCAAATGGATCTCCAACTTCAAATGCAACACTTACTGTTGGTAGAGATCAGATAGATGCTAATGATAACTTTGGATATGTCCAAACAATTGAAACTGTTGAAGATGTTGACTAATGAAAGTAGATGCTGATAAAATAAGTGATACTCTTGGGTTAGAACCTATCGATATGGATGATGAGGCTAAGCCTGTTCAAAAGTATGAACCTAAGAAACTTGACGACACAACAGAAGACGACTTTGACTTTGCAAGAGGTAATCTCTTAAACATCATTATGAAAGGCGGAGAAGCCGTAGATGAGATGTTAGAGTTTGCAAGGCAGTCACAACACCCAAGAAGTTACGAGGTCCTGTCTACGCTGCTTAAAACGCTGACAGACGCCAACAAAGACCTGCTTCATCTATCTAAGACAAGAAAAGAATTAACAAAAACAGACGATCAACCCCAAACAGTGAATCAAAATCTGTTCGTAGGATCTACAGCAGAACTACAGAAATTATTAAAGGGTTCTGATGAACAATCTTAAAAATTATTTTGTTACTGTAAACATTTCATTAAAAGACGGTGTATTAGATCCTCAAGGTAGAGCTGTTCAATCTTCTTTGAAAGGCCTCGGTTACATTGTTGAAAATATGAGAATAGGAAAGTTAATTACATTTGATTTAGAAGCAGAAGATGATAAACAGGCTAAACAACGAGCTGCTAAAATGTGTGAAACATTGCTAGCCAATACTGTTATAGAAGACTATAATATAGAGGTTTCAGATGAGAAATCTTGAAAGCTATCTAGGAAATTCAAACCTAAAAAGAGCTAATGCTCAAATAGAATACACAAAAGAAAATATTTCAGAATATTTGAAGTGTTCCAAAGATCCAGTGTATTTTATGCATAAATATGTCCGCATTGTTAATATTGATAAAGGCCTTGTTCCTTTTGAGTTATATCCTTTTCAAGAAAACATTGTAGATCTTGTCACTACAGAAAGATTTGTAATCTGTAAGATGCCAAGACAGTCTGGAAAGACAACAACTGTAGCAGCTACATTGTTATGGTATGTGCTTTTCAATGAAAATTATAATGTTGCTATTCTTGCTAACAAGATGCAACAAGCGAGAGAAATTTTATCAAGAATCCAATTGGCATATGAACATCTGCCTAAGTGGTTACAACAAGGTGTATTAGAATGGAACAAAGGGAATATAGAACTAGAGAATGGCTCAAAAATCTTGGCTTCTGCCACCAGTTCATCGGCTATTCGTGGTGGATCGTTCAATCTGATTTATCTCGATGAGTTTGCTTTTGTTCCTGGCAACATGCAAGCTGAGTTTTTTGCTTCAGTCTATCCTACAATATCTTCTGGACAAACATCAAAGGTGTTGATTACTTCAACTCCCAATGGGATGAATATGTTCTATAAGATATGGGTTGATAGTGAAGAAGGCAGAAATACATACAAAAGAATAGATGTCCATTGGTCAGATGTTCCAGGCAGAGATGAAGTCTGGAAAGAAGAAACAATCAAAAACACATCTGAAGAACAATTCAAGGTTGAATTTGAGTGCGAGTTTATTGGATCTGCAAACACACTAATAGATCCTAACAAACTAAGAGCATTGGCATACAAAGAGCCTATTGAATCTTCAAATGGCTTGAAAATATATGATATGCCAGAAGAAGAAAAAAGTTATGTGATAACTGTTGACACGTCAAGAGGAAAAGGGTTAGATTATTCAGCTTTCATAGTGTTTGACGTATCGCAGGTTCCATACAAAGCTGTCTGTGTGTACAGAAGTAACACTATTGATCCGTTAATGTATCCAGAAATTATCGTTAGAATAGCTACAAAGTATAATGATGCTATACTGTTAGTTGAAACAAACGATATAGGTCAACAGATTGCTGACATTATTCATTGGGATCTTGAGTATGAAGGCATGTTGACAGTTAACAATTCTGGTAGAGGCGGCCAGACATTATCATCTGGTTTTGGAGGAAAAACTCAACATTTTGGAATTAGAACAACAAAATCTACAAAAAGAATAGGTTGTTCTTCGTTGAAAACTATAGTAGAATCAGATAAACTGATAATTACCGACTTTGATATAATTAATGAGTTGGTTAATTTTGTGGCAAAAGGTACATCATATGAGGCCGATGAAGGCCACCATGATGATCTCGTAATGTGTTGTGTAATGTTTGGTTGGTTAATCAACCAGGATTATTTCAAAGAAGTGACTAATATAAATATAAGGAACGTGTTATACGAAGACAATATTAGATCAATTGAAGATAGTCTGCTACCTTTTGGACTTATAGATGATGGTAGAGATAATTTGTTGGAAGACGAAAGAGGATTCCTGGTGGATCCGACCAATAGTATGTC